CAACGATTATAGCTTTGCCTGCAACACCAGCTAATACTAAAACTGGAGTGGTATACATAGCTATGATTTGAGCGGCGGTTAATGCGATTGTTACTGTCTGCATGTCGCTGGTAAGCTTCCAAGATGGAACTGCAATAGTTCCAGCATTGTAATATTGTTTACCAGTCGTTGTGTCAACAAGAATACATCCAACTGCAAATTTACTAGCAGTTGTTAAAAATGAACCAGAAGAATTACACCTTGTAATATAACCAGCCGAATCATTCTCATAGATTAGTATTCCTGATAGTTCTGAATCTGTTCTCATATTAAATATTTATTTAATAAAACGATAAGAGGGGAGTTTTTACACTCCCCAATAGGTTAAACTGCGATTTTAACGTGTAGAAATTTACGAGAACCATCAAGAAACGTCTTTAAGCCAGCAAGATATGAACTAAAGATATTAGTACCTCGTCTGTCTGATGTTGGTCTCATGTCGATTGACTGCATATCTTGAACTACTAAATCAATAGCTCCTTTTTTGCCGAAATAACACTTAATCCAAGCTGTTCCCCAAGAAACGTTAGTTTCTGTTTCTGAAACTGTCATTCTTCCACCACCTACACAAGTAACAGTACAAGTAGTTGCTGTTGCTACTGCTACCATTTTATAAGTATCAGTAACCAAAACTTGGTCAGCTACACTTAAAGCAACTTGAGTTGCACTTGTAACATCTGGGTTATTAATTAATGCAGTTAAGTTAGTCAATGAAGCTGCAGCATCTGACCCGATTAAGAAGTTTCCTGCTGTAGTTCCGATAGTAGTTACAGATGTAAAAGTAACACCGTTAATAACTACAGTTTGAGTATTAGCAAATACTCCTGCTGCGGTTAATACTGCTTCACCTGTTAAGTTTTCTGAAACAAATACTTCTGCATTAGAGATAGCACCTGCATAACCATTTTTGAATACTGAATTAACAATATCAAACTGTTTACCTAACAAATACTGCTCAATGTCTGAAACTCCATAAGCATCAAGAACAAAAGCCATATTAGTCAATAACTGGTTATTCTTTTTTAACTTAGCTGGCATCCTTGTTACCATCTGTGGAACAGTTGTCGTACTTTGGGTAATAGGTACGCCAGTTGATACTAAAGTTGTTAAATCTCCTGTATCAAAGGTGTTTTCTGCATTTTCTACTTCTGCAAATACTCTAGCATCTAAATCAGTTGCTACTTTCTTTGCTACTTCTCCACCGATTACTTCGCCTGGACTTAATGGTCCAGCTTGAGTAACTTCTCCATCTGAAAGATGAAATGCTGCTTCTTTCTCTAAATTAATAGTTAGTAATTCAGTTGTATCAGTAACGGTATCAATAGTTGAGGCACTTCCTCTTGAAACTGTTCTAACTCTTACGTTTGACATGTCGAAAACAAATCTTTCAACACTTTCACCAAACTTTAATTTAGGTTCGAATCGCATATTAGCAATACTTTTTGCTACTAAGATTTTGCTAAATACTTCTTGATAAGTATTATCAGCAACTTCTTGAAAATCATTTAAAGCCATTTTCTTTTATAGTTTATCCCTATAAGTTGAGTCGTTTGATTAATCCCTCGTTGTACTCTTTTTTGAGTTCTGGGTCTGCTAAAACTTTCTTCATATAAACTGGGTCTTTTAGTTTTGCCTTGTCTAAGGTTTCACCTTCGCTCTTACTATTAGGGGTAGAAGATTCTATCGTCTTTTTTCCTTGGATAAGGTGACCATAAGCCTCTTCAATAATTTTAGTAAAAGTTTTATTTTTGTTGGCTGGGTCAAGAGCAAGAGTTTTAATAACAGCTTTATTGGCAACGTCTTTAAATTCAGGCAAGTTTTCTAATACCTTGTCATAATTTGTATTAAAGATGTCATCAACTTTCTTAGCATTATCCTCCTCTTGTAGAGGCTTTAGCTTTTCTGCTATCTTAGAATCTATTTCTTTTTCAGCTTGAGCTTTAATTATAGAAGCAAACTCATTTAAAAAGTTTTCATCTACATTATGCTCATCGGCTATTTCCTTAATACCTTTAGAGATATCCTTTTTAGAAGCTCCATCTTCGATTTGTTTCTTTAAATCGCTGATTTCTTGTTTTGCTTCCTTGCTTTCATTCTTAATCTCTAAGAACTTTGACAATGGAACATTTTCTTGTTTATTAAGTTGTTCGCCGATTGTTTTCTCTGCCACTGCTTCAGCTGGTTTTTCGACTTCTTTAGTCGGTACAACTTCCACAGGTTTAGTTTCTTTAGAAACCTCTACAGGTTTGATAACTTTATCCATATAGTTAAAACACATTTAGCGTCTATGTCTGACGTGGTTTTTTTACCGATACCAAATCGTATAAACAGATTAACTCTGCTGTTTGCCTACTATTTCTAATAGGCAAGTAAGCAAAACTATTCTTTTACCTCGGTAAGCACTCCACCAAACTTCTTAGCGGTTGCTTTCGCAATGTCTTTATATTTCTCTCCGTGAACATCTTTTGAATAAACAACTTTTTCTCCTGTAGCTTTTACAGTTAATAAAAGGTTCACGCTTTTTTCTTTATTTGCCATATTATTCAGTTAATATTAATTCTAATTGTTCTTTAGCTAATTTCTTATTTTTAGTCGACCTTTTAATTGCCTTAAATATTCCAAATTTAGCTTCTATTTGTGATATTATTACTATCATCTCAATATGAGATAAAGTTTTATATCCTATTATTAATTCATCTACTGAATTTACTATATCGCTACTCAATCCTTTAGTAAGTAACTTCCCACCCTCGCTAATTCCTACTGCTTCTAGCTTGGCATACTTAGATATGTCATCTTCAATTATTTCTTTGTCTCCCATATTTTTATTCCAGTTTGCTCTTCTAACAGATCAATTTCTTCTTTGTATTCTTTCATTGACTTTCTTAATTCATCTAGTTTCTCTTGTGCCGGTAGAATAGCAAGCTTTGATTTAATTAATAAGTAACAAGCTTGGATTATTTCTTCTTTAATGTCTTTTAGTTCTTTGTGATTTCTTTCAATATTACCGACCATAGCTTCTTCAAGCTTAGCACTTAGCTCTTTAATAGTCTTTTCTACTGCATCGCAATGATTTTTAACATCTTTTACTTTGAATTCAGTTGGTTTATGCTCTGTTTTTTCGATAGTGGCTTCTAAGCCTTTTCCTTGAATGATTTTAAATTTCATATTTATTGTTGCACTGGTGGAATTTTTCCCTCCACTGGCATATTATTTAATAAATCTTGCTTTTGTTTTTCTAAAGCTCTTGCTTCGTTTCTCATAACTATTTGCTCTAGTGATTGAAAATAAAGACTAAATCTTTGAAATACATCAAACTTAATATCTTCTTCGTGATCTGTCATATAGTCTAAAATTCTCTGCCTGTAAGCGTTGTTAGCGTTTCTATTAGGTTTAATCTTTTCATCATCTAGTATGTTCTCAATATCTCTCTCTGCCTCGCTCATAAGCTCCTGATTACCGAATGCCGAAGTGTCTTGCATTTCTTTAATCTCATCTTCTGTGAATCCAACTATCTTAGCCTGTATTTCGAATACTTTCTTTTGGTTTACTTCTGGGTTTATAGCTTGAGATATTAAGAAATTATTTTTGATTGTTTGTTCTTGTATGTCGTTAGCAACATCATTAGCAGAACTTTCAACTAATATTCCATACTTATCATCTTTCTTAAATAAATCTCTTTTACTAATCTTTGTAACTTCTACTCCGCTGGTTCCAACAATATCAACTGCTACTTTCTTATTAAGATGTTCTCTGACCCCTGCTTCGTATAGTTTAGCAAATCTATCATAGCCAAATGAATAAGACTTGTTTAATAATCCGAATTTATCTGCTGCCGCCGCTTGGTTCCCTTCATAGATAGCAACTCTTCCATCTGTGTCTTCAACTCCTTTACTTCCTGCTGTTACTCCTGATGCTTTTTCTTGTATACCTTCTAATATAGTAAATACATCAATAGGTGTTTTAATACTTGGTGTCTTAATTATCTGTATTGCCTTGTCTGCATCAAAATTGCCTTTAGTCGGTATATATCCATCTCTTCTATATTTAAGCTGTGAGAGGTCTTCTATCACTCCTATGTTGACTACCTTCATCGGCTTGTTGATTGCTTCTGCGTTGTCTAGCATTTGATTAATACTAACATCTTGAGCCATAAATATTTCTCTAGCATAATCGCAATATGAAGGAGTCCAAAACTCTGTTAAGTCTGGGAAAGCCGCCCAAGCCCAATAAGGGTAAAGATTAGATGCAAATATATCACTCATCTTCTCAACTTTAATCCAATGTCCTTTGTTGTCCATTAAAACATAATATCTAATACCTTCAAAAGTTTCATACCATCGCCAAAACTTAAATTGGTCTGTTTTGTTTTCTACTTCTTTTGATGTTATTCCTGTACCAACAGTTCTATTTATTTTGTTTTGTTCTTCTGTGGTCTTATCATCTTTATTTCCATTACCACTTATAAGTTCTTTAACCTGGACTTTGTCATATTCTTTATTTTTCATTCCTTCCTCTAGCTGTTTTTTATTAAGAACTACACTATAATCACCCATATAGTTGGCTCTTTCAATATCAATACCACCAGCACTAGGGTCTATTAAGAAATCATAAACATCAGCGTTTTCTAAATGAGCTTTGTAACCATTAATACTATCAGCGTAGTAATTGTAGACTACTCTTCCGTAGATTATTCCTTGTTTTTTACCTACTAAGTCTTTAATATTCCAATAATCATCATTAGCATCGGATTGTCTTAGTGAGTTTAATAGATTTACTCGCTTTAACTGGCTTTCTTTTCTTTTAGTGAACTTAAATATTAGAGGATTATCAATCTTACTCCATAAAGTATGAACAAACTCTTGCATTCTTCCTAAAGAAACATTAGCTCTGTTAGCAACAGTCGGCTGTTTTTTTTGGTAATACATCTCTTCATTCTTTTGCCAATTAGATATTTTACCTGCTTTATGTCTTCTAGCAAAAGCAATACTTGTTAGAGCCTGTTTTGCTATTTCGTCTTTTAATTCTCTTTTAATCATATATTTATATGCCAATCTCGTTATATAATGGTTTTGTTTCTTCTTGTTTATATATTTTTATTACTTTTAATGTTGCGAAGTCTTTCATCATAAAAGCTATACTGCAAGCCATCAATAAATCGAAATGTCTAGTAGTAAGTCTAGGGTCTTTTATTGTTTCGATTAAATCATTTCTTGTATAGCTTTTTAGCTCTCTAATCAAATCTATGTCGTTTAGGTCTAATAGTCCATCTTCTATCGCTTTGTTTAATGCTGATAGCATTTTAGGCTTTGAGAGGGCTGTTGTCTTCCATCCGTATTCTGTCGGCTGTGTTTCTGATAGTCTAGTTTCTTTAGGTTGTGTTGTATATAAATTAGCGTTGTTCTGTTTTAAAACTAAGATTGCTTCTGCTCCGTAATTGTTTTCCACTCCTGCAATACTTCCAGGAAATATTTCTTGTTCTCTTAGTATCTCGTGTCCAAAAGCTTCTGGCTTGATTAGATTACTTTTAAATGTTCCGACTACTCTTGCTGGGACTGTATCAAAGTCTATAAATACTGATGTCGAACTATCTAATCCTACACCTCCTGCAATATCGTGTCCGCTTCCGTATCTATGGCTAGGGTCAAACTCGTGGAATATCTTAAAGTCTGCTGTTTCTTTTATCGGCTCAAGTTTTATTTGTTTGTTTAACTTATCTCTATTAAAGTAAACATTTCTTTGTGATGTCGGACAACACAATTTTTCACCTTCAAAATCATCATCGTCTTTCTTCATCTGTTCTATGTCTGCCATCGTGTATCGTTCCCAGCTTATTATTCCATCTTTTATTATTGGAACGATTGTTACTATATTTAGACTATCTTCTTTTTCTACTATCTTGTGTACATTTCCTGCTTCTGATAGGTAATTACAAGTATAAATACAAGCTCCGTTTTTACTAAGACTTGTTCTAGCTTCTTCCATATTATCCCAGATTGATATTGTCTGGACTGCACTTCTTAAAGTCTTTCTGTTTTCAAAGTCTTCGAACCATATAAAGTCTGGTCTAGCTTCTTCTTGTAAAGCTCCACGCTGTTCCACCCCCACTGTATCAGCTATTAGTTTAATTCCTGTGCTAGTAGTAAACGAACTCATTGTTTCTTCTCTCTTGGCTGTTGTCTTCTCAAATATTTCAGGGTATAGGTCTGATATTGTGATAAGCATATTGTAAACATCTGTAACTATTTGTTTACTGTTTACTCCATCGGTTGCTAATACTTTAAAATACTTTCTTTGGTGGTCTAGATCATTAGATATACAGAATGCTACAAAAAGCTTTGTCCTCGCCGTTTTAGCCGCTCCACGATATGCAATATCAGCGTAACTATTTATTTCTCCCCTGTAAGCTTTTAGATTGTTTTCATCTATATTATTATGGAAAGGAGCATCTTTGCTGGTAAAGTATTTACTTAGATAATATCTAGCCCATAAATTGAATTTCAGTATTACTGTTTCGTTGCTATCATTGCTGTCAAAACTAAATATGGCTTTCTTCTCCCCCTTGTTCCCTTCCTGTAGTATTTTTTGTATTGACATTTAAATATTCTTTTAAGGCATTTTTAGCTTTATCTTTATCTTCTGTCTTGATAATAATAGTTTCTGTTGGATTTTTTCCTTTCAATTTATAATAACTATCAACAGCTCTCATTTTAATTCCTTTATCATCGTGCTGGTTAAGTAAAAACAAATGTTGCTTTTCTACATTCTCATCATTAAATCCTTGTTGAACTAATAACTCATTGATTTTCTCTATAACATTAACATTACTTAGCATGCGAGAAGAACAAGCACAAGCTGTTTTATACCAGTTAGGTTTTGATGTATCTGGGCTATAGGCTTCTATATAACTCTGTACTCCATTACCAAATAATTCTCTATCATTACTTGTATATAATTGACAGAACTTTTCTCTCCTTGGACTTAGTTGTTCTACCTTGTCTACCATACTATTCAACTTTAGTTATTTGTATTATTAAATCATTAATCAAGGCTGTGTATATTATTAGGTTTATTATTATTAAGGTTATGTTTAGTTTCATTTAAGGTTAGCTAATAATGAATGTCTTAAACTCTTCCTTTTTAAAAAGTTATATATCTTCTTATCCATTACTATTATATCATTAACATTAAAGTATTTCTTTTTATTTATATTCTGTTTCATCTTAAAAATTGTTTCTTCTTAATTATTTGCTCATAGCTCTTATTTCTTAATACTCTACTTTCGTTATGTTCATTTAAGTATTCTATAAAGGTTTTAGGTTTAGGGGTGAAGTCTATCTTTATCTTTACCTTAGCTTTATTAGAACATATAAGGTTGCAAAATCTTCTTGAGTTCCAGTTCTTATAAGTTTCATATCCTTTCTTATAATAAGTTTCTCCACAGTATTCGCATATCTTATGTGGTATTATCATATATGTATAGTTATGCTTGACCATTATATTTATGTATGCTATACTTATATTATAAGTAAATAACAAACAATTATATGAAAACAGAACAATTTAATCACAAAAACTTATTTAAGATTACTCACACTAACGGAGACGATA